ATTTTAGCTAACTGACAGTAAAGAAAAAGAACTATAAAATTTGACTTAATCCTATAATGTTAAACTTAAACATTGATTTATTTGACATTCTATTAGGTGGTATCAACGAGGTACTTGACTCAGTCCTAGACTCAGTACTTCCAGATGATGCTTTTTTGGGAAACTTCGAAGGTGTAGAAGTGGCCCATGATATTGCAAGTGCAATGTCTAAAACGGTTGGCACAGCAAAGCTTGTGTCAGGTGAGGTTGGCTCTAGAGTGAAAAGAGCAACCTTACATGGTGTGAGAGTTTCCATAAAAGGAACCAAGATTGCCTTTAACATTAGTAAAAACATTGTGAGAGTGGTTGTTGTTGCGACTGCTGGATCAATGGTTTATCTAACTGTTAAACTTGGATGGAACTCTCTTGAACGTTTATTGAGTATGAAGGCGCGTAATAAGGAGATTAATACAATAAACGAGGCCGTTAATGGAACACAAGGTTTGTCATTCGTGAGCGAGAAAGCACCGGCAACTTTGTATCAAATACTATCTTCATTGATAGCGAAACCTCTTCAAGAAAAGATCACCATGCTTGAAGAGAAGGGGGTTAATGAATGGATGGGAGACAACACCAGTGCTGATGTAGAGCAGGTTTCTCACCAAAGCAGTGACGACGATTGTATTGTCTTAGATGATAGAATTGAAAGAGTTAGGTATAATGGTAGTGATATCATTATGGATGCGAGCGAGGTTGCATCTTCTAGCAGTGACCATAATAATGGTCCTGTGGTGCCTGACATCACTGAGAAGAATGTTGTGGCAGTTCAAAACACATTGACAGGAAGACGACGTGTTGAGGATTTGAGTTATAATTGTATTAAAGAGGCTAGAAGAGTAGCGTGTGAACTTAAAATGCAATTTCCATATTCAAGTAATCAACCAGTTGTTCGATTGGCGATGGGACGCGCAGCAAAAGAAATTATTAATCCTAAATTCGGGGAACAAAGACCAGCGATTTTGTACTTATCTGTAGCTATAGCACTTATACCGAGCCCAACGGAAAGAGCTATTCATGATCTTACAGAAACTAGTCATTTCACTAAATTTTGTCTCCCAAAATATGATTAACGGGGCTTGGTAACTATTGACGGGGTAACAATTAAATCACTACGGACTGTTGAGGATGTCTTACAGAACACTTCTCTTCAACAACGTGGCGCAAAGTTAACTCTATCAAAGTCACTGGGCGTGAAACGTGTTAGAAAACTTGTACGAATGAGTAACGAAGCAGGATCTACGAAATTCGCAGTTTTCAACACTGATTTGGATAACACATTAACAGGTATTTTGGAACGGCTCTTCTTTGTTTGTAATAAAGACGGAACCTTCTCACCAACCCATCAACCAAAACCAGCTTTGGTATTCGGTAGACTACATAATTTTAAGAGAGCTCTTGTGAAAAGAGTTGGAAGGAGACGACCTATTAAAATGGATGATGTCCCGAACTACTACAAAGGGAATAAGAGGAATGTTTACTTAAAGGCACTTCAAAGTTTACATTTTAAACCTCTTGCTCGTAAAGATTCATATTTGAACACCTTTGTTAAAGTTGAGAAAACAGATTGGACGGTTAAGAGAAGACCAGTTCCACGGATTATACAACCAAGGAATCCAAGATACCACTTGCAATTGGCACGCTATCTTAAACCAATTGAACATGATATATACAGCGCAATTAATGGTATATTTGGATACCAAGTAGTTGCAAAAGGAAAGAATGCTATACAACGTGGAAGAATGATACATGAAGCTTGGACAAGTTTCAAGAACCCAGTAGCTATTGCTGCTGATGCAAAAAGATTTGATCAACATGTTTCTTCAACAATGCTTTCATGGGAACACAGCGTATACCAAAGTATTTTCAATAATAAGTCAGGCCAATTCCTACATAAACTTTTAACGTGGCAAAAGAAAAATGTAGGTTTTGCTAATACTGAGGAAGGACAGATAAAATATAGCATAAATGGATGCCGCATGTCGGGAGATATTAATACATCACTAGGTAATGTGATTATTATGTGCGGAATGTTCTATTCATGGCTATCTACTAAAACGGGCAAAGCACGCTTCATCAATGATGGAGATGACTGTGTTTTGATAGTAGAAGAAGAAGACCTTCACCAGTATGGTGATCTCGTGGAATATTTTCACGATTTCGGATTCACAATGGAACTTGATGAACCTGTACGAAAAATTGAACATATTAATTTCTGTCAATGTAAACCAATTATCTTTCCATCTGGATGTAGAATGGTGAGAAATTTCGAACCGTGCTTATCAAAAGATTTGCACACAACAAAATGTATAAGAACCGAAGGACAGCTCCGCACACAACTACGATCAGTGGCTGAGTGTGGACTATCCATAGCATCTGATGTACCGGTTTTTGGACCTTTTTACACTAATATGCTGCAGCAAAATTTATCAGGCAAGATTGATCTAAATCCTGAAATAGATGGTAAATTCTGGCTGGCACAAAATATGCCTAAATTGGATTCAAAAATTCACGACATCACTAGAGCTTCATTTTACACAGCGTTCGGAATAACTCCGCAGTTCCAGATTGAGTTAGAGAGATTATATTCGGCAATTCCATACCCGTATGAGAGGACCATATGGACTACACATGGATTGCATTTGTAACGAATGGGCGCAACCCTAAACTACTGAAAGTCATATACACTTTACACACATTATTACAATTTACAAAACTTACTATTAATTATGAACAAACAAAACAAAACTAAACGTTCAAACACAGCAAACAAAGCTCGGAAAAATAACAAACAAAACATTAGACGTAAACAATTTAAACAATCATTTGTAGTGGCGGAAGCACCACTAGCAGAAACAGGAATATTTAGAAATACAAGACCAACTTTTCGCGGATCGAAAAATGAACTTTGTATTTTCAATGTAGAGCCTCTTGTTTCTGTTGTAGCGGGATCTAGCTTCGACGTTCACGGACTTAAGGTGAATCCTGGGAACGCAGGATTATGCCAATGGTTACACAAAATTGCTTTATGTTTTGAAGAATACAAATTTACTAAACTCGAATTCATTTATTCACCAACAGTACCTTCTACAAAGACGGGTGCCGCATTCACTGCTTTTGCTCATGATGTAACAGCTGCTGATCCAATTAATTTAACCGATGCGTTGAATTATGAAGGAGCAGTTCAATCAGCTGTTTGGAAATCATTTAGCATTAACATTAAACCGGGTGCAGCTTGGCGCTTCGTTCTTAATGGTGATGTTCCAGTGGGACAAGATCCAAGAGCGTACCACTGTGGAAAACTTTTCTACGGTGTTGATGATTTAAATTTATTTGGCGAATTTCAAGAAGATGATTTAATTGGTAGATTATTTCTTAGATATGAAGTTCATTTTAGAAATGAAAGTGGTGCATACAACTACACCTCCTCATTAGTAGCTAGCAGCGCGCTCAGACCAATCGCAGCTAATAACTACTTCTTTCTTGAGGATGATGTTGAGCTTGGACCAGCAGCAATTTCTAGTCATGAACCTAATGTACTTAAAGCAGAAACAACCACTACATGCTACATTTCTCTTAGAACCCAAGGGGACAAAAGAGAGGCAGCGAGCACGCAGCCAGATATTGTGGCTGGAACAGGACCATCATTTATTATCAAGGAGGTGTACCAGGATGGGTTTGATAATAATAATCTTCCAGCAAACATTGAAGCATACACTGAGCAGCAATGGGCAGTGGCGGTTGAAGAAGGAGCTATAGCTTCTATTGAAGATCACGGGACATGGTGGGATACAATCAAAGACGTAGGTATGTCAGTTCTACCAATTGCGGAAACAATTTTTGATGCCCTTGCCCCTGTTATTGGTTTCTTTTTAAAGGAGGGGAAGCCTAAAGTATATTATCATTTCATAAAGAATAAAGAAATATCAAGAAAATTCATTGCAAGACACATGAAACATTACGATTTCTACTTAACCGATCCGAGAGCAATTAATAACTTACTAAAAGCATATGAAAAGATGCCTAAACAAAGAAAACTCAACCAAACATACACTGAGCTTGCTAATATTGCAAGTTCATCATCATCTAGCAACCAAAGCAACAGAGAATACACACACTGGGGTGATGAGCCAAAACAACGACAACTTTCAGACGAACAGAAATATTCAAACAACAACAACTATTAAAACTAAACAAGATGATTTAATGTATTATATCATAATCCAAATCAAAACAGTTATAAGCTTCACCACAATCAAGCAGCCGGCAACAACACCAAGTGTTTGTTGGTGCAGGAAATTGTGTATGCTTAATATGCAAACGTGTTCATTTACCAACCATGGGGCGAATTCAGGATGTGTCGAGACTAGATTCCTGAATCCAACCGACAGAAGGTGGGATAGATAAAGGATTGAGCACGTGAGTATGTTAAACTTACTCAACGGAGTGCAGCACCAAACAGCGTCAACTGACGTGTGTGGTGCTTGATAGATCTGATCAGGGGCTGAAACCCTGGAAACAAAAGCAACTACGATTGGTTACTACGTAAGGACCACCCTCCATAAAGTATTTATACACCTTTGGAGGCAACATAAAGCAGAA